GACCTCATCAAACCAGCCGGTTGGGTCGGCCCGACGCACGCCGACAACATCGGTCTGCTGGCCCGCTTCACCACTACCGGCTACGTTGGTGATGATCTGATCGACGATGCTGGGAGCGTCGTATGACCCTCGACGAGTTCATGGACCTGGAAACGGCCGAAGGCGACAAGGAGGCCCACCAGATGAACTGGGTCGCCAACACGATCATCGGCCAGAACCCCCGTCTGCTGCGAGGCGACAACATCCCCGGCCCCGTCTCCATGGTCTGCAACGGCCGGTACTCTCCTGAGCCGGTCCTACAGAACCCGCTGGAGTGGAACTCGCCCGACCTTCGGGTCGCAGTCGAGCAGAAGACGATCAAGGCCACCGTTGAGCAGGTCCTCACCGGCCACCCGTGGCTCGACATCGAGGTCGGCAAGCACAACTACCTTCACATGAGGGGCGTCCTCCTCAGCGGTCCCTTCGCCAACAAGAAGCCGGGTGACCTCGTCCGGGCCCACATCGGCAGCCTGCCCATCGATGTCGCCCTGACGAAGGACCACATCGACGCGACGACCTACTTCGTCATCTCCTACGCCCTCTCGGTATGAGCGACTTCTCCAACAACCTCTCACCGGCGGAAGCCGAACGGCTGGCCGTTCTTCTCGAGGAGATGGGCGAGGCCGCCCAGGTCATCGGCAAGATCCTCCGTCACGGCTACGAGAGCCGCAGCCCCTTCGACCCTGACAGCGACACCAACCGTGAGGCCCTCGTCCGAGAGCTTGGCGACGTCCTGGTGGCGATCGAGTTCCTCGCGGAAACCAAGGACATCTCGGAGACCGACATCGACGACCGGATGCGGGTCAAGCGTCACCGGATCTGGGACTTTCTGCACCACCAAACGCGTTGACCACGCCCATAAATAGCCTACATCACCCGTAGGTAGCCCATGTCACGACGCATCTCGATCCTCTCTGTCACCCAGTCCGGCGGTAACCCAGGTTCCTTCATCATTGGGCCGGCCCCAGGCAACACCTCCGGTGACTGGACCTCCGTCTTCCAAGGTCGCTTCTACCGTGACAGCGTCGGCAACACGCAGCCGTTCTACTCGTCAGCCACCACTCCGGCCGGCTACACCCTCATCGAGGCCACCACCTTCACGGTGACCGACAACCCATCCTACGCCGGTCGCTACACCGTCTGGACCCAGCCGTCGGCCCTCGGCCAGACCTCCTCTTCCTTCTCCAGCGGCCAGACAACCGTCCGGGTCGTGGAGACCGTCGGCAACCCCTCCAGCCCGGCCGATGCCACCTCCGGCACCATCACCAACATCAGCACCTACTACATCGCCGTTGCCGGCGAGGGCGCCATGGTGGTACCGCCTGGCGTTGAGATGGCCGGTCGTCCGGTCGATATCGTCGGTCGGGGCTTCTCCGGTTGGGGAGAGATCTTCCTGCAGAACCAGGTCCTGGCGGTGCAGAACTTCGCTGGTCCTACCGCGCCGGTGAACCCCTTCATCGGGCAGGGCTGGTATGACACGACCGCCGGTGTCCTCAAGATCTGGGGCGGTTCCTCCTACACCGCCATCAACGCCGGCGTCACCTCCTTCCGGCACACCCAAACCACGGCGCAGACGACCTGGACGGTGACCCACAACCTCGGAGCTCCGGCACCCTACGTCGTGCTGTCGCAGTTCTTCATCGACACCGGTGGCGGTGTCTACAAGGCCATCCTGCCTTTCGACATCACCTTCGTCGATGCCAACACCCTGACCGTCTCCTTCACGGGCTCCTACACCGGTTACGCGTTGGTGAGGTTGTAACCAGTCTTCAGTGTACATCGCGGTAGGGCTGTGATACAATAGCCCTATGAGCACACCACTGACCGTACACGACTTCGACCTTGCCACAGAATGGTACTCGGCTGCCGATGGCCGTACCGTACGGCGTGAACACGGTCTGACACCGAACGGTAACCCACTGTGTGGGCGATGGGTGCTCCGGGAAGCCGACGGTGCCTTCGTCGACTACGATCAGTACCGCTACGACCTCTTCTCGATGTACGACTTCACCGCACCGCCGGGGATCGAATGAATATCTTCGTTCTCGATCGCGATCCAATCCAAGCCGCCAAGGACCAGTGTGATAAGCACCTGGTGAAGATGATCTTGGAATACGGTCAGATGCTGTCGACGGCCCATCGTCTTCTCGATGGCGAGCTGGTCACCGGCTTCGACCACCAGCAGCGGGTAAAGCCGAAGAAGTTTTGGCTCTTCGACGGCGAGACGCCGGAGGTCCAGGAGTTCATCGATCCGGAGAAGGGCAAGATCTACAAGTGGGTCGTTCCTAACGCCATCATGTACCAGGTCGCCCATGCCCAGCATCCCTGCTCCGTCTGGGCCCGGGCCAACCAGAACAACTACCGTTGGCTCTTCGACCTCTTCGAGGCCACCCTCACCGAGTACACCCGCCGCTATCGCAAGACCCATTCGGCAGCCAGGCTCGTGCCTCACCTCTTCCCTCGCCCAAAGAACATCCCATGGGGCAACCTGACCGACTTCGCCCAGGCGATGCCCGAGGAGTACAAGCATGAAGACGCTGTGGAGGCGTATCGTCGCTTCTATGTTGGCGAGAAGGCTCGCTTCGCTCGCTGGACCGACACGCCGGTCCCTACCTGGTTCATCAATCGTCTGGAGGGGCAAGATGCCACCCATTTCCAAAGAACGTCTCGAGTGGATTGAGGCTCGCCTCTTCATCCTGGCCCGCACCCTTGGTGTTCTCAACGAGAAGGGCTACACCTACGCCCAGCGCGTCAAGGATAGCAACCATGTCTACCTGACACAGGCCGCTGCCGACCTGCAGGCCGAGCGCATCCTCCTGATGGCGGAACGTGAAGCCATCGAAGTCTACCTCAACGAAGAAGGAGCCAAGTAATGGCAGCCGTTCTTTCTCACGTGTACGTTGTAGATTGTGAAGCCACCTGCTGGGAGACCAAGCAGGAGCAGGGCAACCAGCCCAATGAGGTCATCGAGATCGGTATCTGCGTTCTCGAGCTGAAGACCGGCAAGATCCTCGACCCTTCCGGCTACGTCGTCAAGCCCCTCCACACGAAGGTCTCGCCCTTCTGCACGAAGCTCACCGGTTGGACGCAGGCCGAGATCGACGAAGGCTCGGCCATCCAGGATGTTCTCCACGCTATCGCGGCTGACTACCACATGACGAAGGACCACATCTGGTTCTCGTGCGGCGAATACGACAGGGTGAAGCTTGGTTCGTCGGGCCGAGGTAGCTTGATGGACCTCTACGGCATCAAGCGTGAATCCAACCCCTTCGCCTGGATGCGGGCCCACGTCAACATCAAGACCCTCTTCGCCATGAAGCACAAGCTGGGCCGGGAGATGGGGATGGACAAGATGCTGGCCCACATCGGTGAGCCGTTGGAAGGCCAGCACCACAAGGGCGTCGACGACGCCTACAACATCGCCAAGATCGTCCGCTCGGTGCTGGCATGAAGCCGCTCCTCCTGGCGGTGCTGCTTGGGTTCTCGATGGGAGCTCGGGCCCAGGCAGTTCCGATTCAGGCCATCCAGCCCGATGTCCGAGCGCCGGTCAACGTCGCCATCTCCCTCTACGAGGGTTGCCTTCTTGCCAAGCTTGGCGTCGAGCGGCCTTTCACGGATGCTGAGCTCAAGGATCCAAAGGGACTCAACGTCTACGCAACCTCGGTAGATACCGTCTGCGTCGACTGGGTGGCGATCTGGTTGGGTCCTCTGACCGGGGACGAAGCTGGTGACTGGGGGCCAGAGAAGCTGAAGCGGTTCGATACCGTCAGGATGAGCCTGCTCCAGCAGTACGTGAAGCTTCTTCTGCCCCGCAAGCCCTAGTCGATGCCGCCTTCGTCCTCCACGGCTTCGTGGAGGGGGATCTTGCAGGTTGTTCCAACGTGCACCGGCTTCTCGCCGTTGAGCACGTTAAAGCGCCGTCGCAGCTCTTCCATCTCGTCCTGTGACAGGTTGACCCGTGCCTTCATCCTGATGATGGCATCGATGGTGTGGCCGGGCATGAAGCAGTGGAGGACGTGCGGGTAGGTCATGGTGGCCTATTTATCGGGGTGACCTGGAGGCCATAAATAGGTCCTGACCTGAGGACCAATCCATGGCTTTCGACTTCAATGCCAAGACAACGCACGACCTCTGGATCGAGGCCCGTGAGTTCAACATCACGATCTCTCGGCCAACACCGACGACGATCAAGCTCGACATCGTCTACCCGAAGGACCTCGCCGTTACCGACGGCGCCGTCGTTCTGCTGCACGACCGCTCGATCACCCCAAACAACTACCCACAGGACGGTCAACGCTACACGGCTTCTACCGACTGGACAGCTCCGGTCGACGAGGTCGGCGGGCCAACCGTCGGCGCCAATGTCGTCGCCTTCTACTCGACGATTCTCGGCAACCCGCTACCGACGGCCCTTTCCGCCGACGGCACCGAGTACACCTTCAGCGTCACCATCACCAATACCGACCCCAACACCATCTACTACGGGTCGGTCCACGCCCTCTCCAATGTCCTGCAGTACTACCCGATCGGGGTGCAGTCCTACCCGCTGGAAGCTTCCCGTATCGAGAAGGATAGCTCGTCCTACGCCGGTAGCATTCCCTCCCTGGCCGAGGCACCGACCAACCCGACGAACGGCTTCGTCTACTACGACAAGGGCCTCGGTATCCTGCAGTACTGGACGGGCACCAGCTGGATCTCGACCCGTGACGACAATGTGCCGACCGGTCCCATCGACCCAGGTCAGGCCGGTCAGACCTACTTCCTGACGGTCGACGCCACCATCCGCATCTTCGACGGTACCAAGTGGGTCATCGCCACCCCAACCAACCTCCAGTTCCGCCTGCCGACCAACACCTGGGCCCCGCTGGGCAAGGTCTCCTCCGGCGTCTACCTGCCCACTCTGCCTGACGCCTTCGGTGCCAACCAGCCGGTCCTGCCCGACGCACCGGCCCTCGGCGACTTCTTCTTCGACTTCACGCAGCAGCGGGGCTTCTACTGGGACGGCATCAACTGGACCTACCCGACCTCGGCTAACAGCCTCTTCAGCAAGCCGCCGATGATGCCGGCCTTCATCACGCCCCTGCGGGCCGAGGGCTCCCAGCTGCCGTCGCCCTACCTGGGCCAGCTCTTCTACAACACGACGAAGAAGGTGCTTAATGTCTGGAACGGCACCACCTGGATCCAGGCCAACACCGACCAGCAGGGCACGCCCATCTCCGACAAGGTCGGCATCGGCAGCGACGGCTCCTACGAGGCCCGCATTCGCCTCATCAAGGTTCTCAAGAACCAGCTTGGCTATCCGGTGCAGTGCGTTGAGCTGAAGGAAGAACAGTTCAACATCGCCATCGACAACGCCCTTGACACCTACCGTCAGCTCTGCGACCACGCCTACTCGCAGCGGTTCATCATCATGACGCTGAGCGAGGACCAGCAGACCTACTACCTCAACTCGTCGAGCGACAACACCGACAAGGTCGTCAGCGTCCACAAGATCAACCGCCTCAACATCCTTGGTGCCAACTCCCTGAACTGGGACACCAATGTCTACTTCCAGAACTTCGTCAACCAGTACTACACCTCTGGCTACACCGACATGCTGTCGATCCACATGGTGCACTCGCTCTCGGAGGACTTCCAGCGGCTCTTTGCTGGTGACATGCCCTTCATCTGGGACGAGGCGACCCGTGAGCTGACGATCCTCCGCAAGGTGGCTCGTGCCGAGCGCATCATTCTCGAGGTGGAGATCGAGCGCACCGAGCAGGAGCTCCTGCTCGACCGCTGGTGCAAGCAGTGGCTGCAGAACTGGGCGTTGGCCGAGTGCAAGGAGTACCTGGGTCTGATCCGCACCAAGTACAGCTCAGGCACGCCGGGTCCGTCCGGTCCAATCAACCTCAACGGCGAGCTGCTGCTGAGCGATGCTCGACAGGACATGACGGACCTGCGTGAGCAGCTCTTGAACTACGAGTTCGGCGGCCTGATCGGAAAGGGCAATGTGTCCTTCCTCATGGGCTAACGGGCCGGGAATGTTTGAGCCAGCATGACCCCCTCCTTCCCTCAGCTTCCGATCACCGACTGCCCTGACGGCGCCGGTACCCTCAACTCGCAGCCAAACGGTGGGCTGCCGGCCAAGCCTGTCACCGTCAACCCCTACACGCCGCCTGACCTCTGCATTGGCGAGTTCCGCATCACGCAGGGCGAGTGCGCCGACATCGAGAACTCCTTTCAAGAGAGCCTCGCTGCCGAGAACCTGGCCATCTCGGGCGTGCCCATCAATGTCTTCAAGCTCCTCGGCGTCCACGAGCAGGGCAAGCTCATCGACCTCACCGGCCAGGGCACGGCCATCTCCTCCAGCGGCACCGCCACCAACGCCTTCGACGCCCTCGCCGGGGACTGGGTCAGCGTCGAGCAGGGCATGACCGTCGTCACCAAGCCGGCCTGGATCGGCTACGACCTCGGCATCCGGAAGACGAGCTTCGGGCAGCCCGAGAACGCACCTGCCGTCGGTGCCACCCAGCACATCACCTCCTTCCGCATCACGCAGCCCTCGCCCGTTCTGGTCCGACAGGTCCGCGTCGAACGGTCCGACGGCGGCTACAAGGTGGTGCCTGCCAACGTCTTCTTCTCGGGGACCGGCAACGGCACCTTCAGCGGCTTCATCGCCGGCTATGCCGCTCGTCCGGGTATGCTGATGATCTCGGCCCTGACACCGACGACCTTCAGCGTCACCTTCCTCTCGGCCCCCGGCACCTTCGTCCTCGGCGTCGCCACCGTCGGTCGGCGCTTCAACTCGGATGTTGGCTCCTTCACCATCAGCGCAGGCTCAACGCCCTTCGTGGCGGGCGACCTCTTCTCGGCGCAGGTGGAGCTCGACTGGTACAGGGTCGATGTCGTCAACCTGCCCGATGTGCCGGTGGCCCTCATCAACATCAAGCAGTCGGCCGCCTCCCGCTACTGGCGCCTGGTACCGACGATGTTCCTCGGTGGCCCGACCGACAGCTGGACGGTCAGCAAGCTCGAGCTCTTCGACTACGCCGCCACCACCCTCGACAACATCCAGGACCCGCTCTTCATGGAGAACCGGGACCGAGACTACGCCACCTCCAGCATCCAGCTGAAGGCCGCCTACCAGCCATTTGACGGCATGAGCGACATGAGCAAGTTCGGCTTCCAGGTGCCGGATGTCTACACCTTCACCCTCTCCTTCGCTGAGATGGTGCGGGCCTTGGGTCGACCCATCGTCGTCGGCGATGTCATCGACCTACCGTCGGAGATGCAGTACGATCACCACCTTCGTCCGGTCCGCAAGTTCATCGAGGTCAACGATGTGGGCTGGTCGGCCGAGGGACACACCACCGGCTGGATGCCGATCATGTACCGCTTCTCGGCGCAGCAGCTCATTCCCAGCCAGGAGCACCGTGACCTGCTGGGCACCATCGACACGCAGAAGTATGTCGTCGATGACGGCTCCTTCTTCAACGGCCTCGAGCAGATCCAGACCACACCGCTGACCGTCACCGAGGCCAACGAGGCCGAGGCCCGTCAGAAGGTGCCTGAGCAGGGCACCAATGTCCGTGAGCTGGCTTCTGGCACCAACCGCTTCGGTCAACCCGGCTCCTACGACGGCGTCGGCCCCTATGTCGAGGACGGCCTGCCACCCGATGGCCAACCCTACCTCAGCGGCTTCAAGCTGCCCGATGTCTCGTCAGGGGTGGACGGCCAGTTCTTCCGGCTGGAATACGATCCCCAGCTCAACATCGCCGCCCGTCTCTACAAGTTCTCAGGTGTCAAGAACAAGTGGATCTTCGTCGAGACCGACCGGCGTGGTGAGCGTTCGGCCCATCGTCCATCACAGATCGCCATCCTGCAGCTTGGTGACCAGCGCCCCCTCGGAGACAAGCTATGAAGGTCATGGAGCTTCTCGTTGAGAATGATGATTTTCAGCGGAAGTATCACCTGCACAGGGCATTCAAGGAGAAGCACGCCACCGAAATTGGTGATAAGAGCTTCCATGGTGATGGGTATCCGTTCACCGACGCCTACTACATGAGCGACGAAGAGTGGTTGGAGGACGATAAGATCACTACCCGCATAGAGACACATATGCACCAGTTCGTGAAGTGGCTGGTTGACAGCTTCAAGCTGGATCCTTATAATATCGCCATGCGACTGTGCGTCATGGTCAATGGCACCTACAAGCTGGAGATTGGTCTGCCTGGGAAGAAGTACCAAGGTGAGGATAATCTTACCATCAAGCTGCTGCTGAAGCACCTGCCTGCCAAGCTAAAGCAGTTAGTGCCTGAGATCAAGCTGGAAGGTGATCTATACGTCCACCGCACCCAGAAGAAGATCACCATTCACGGTATGATAGCACCCACCTCTGACCACTACGATGAACTGCGGAATCGGTGTGTCTTTGGACGCTACGACTACAACCCTGAAGCATTGACACAAGATAGGTTTAAGCAGTTCAAGAAACATAAGAGTGAGCAGTACGGCGAGCTGATGCTGCGCAAGGCAATCAAGGCAGGTGAGATTGAAGATCGCTGAACTCCTCGAGGGCACGCTTCGCCGTGGCCACTACGACTACGGTCATCACCCAACGGCGCGTGACATGGGCCTGGCCTACTGGTACAACGAGGTAGTGCCCAAGCTATCTCAGATCTTCAAGATCCCTGCTGTCAACTTCAAGGCACAGGGCGACTTCGGCTTCGATTGGTACCAGTCCAAGAACAACGGACTGTACTCCACCGAGAAGGCGCTGCTCAGGGTCATCCTTCGCAAGAAAGGCCTGGACGCCGACCTCATCGCCTCCATGCTGCCGAAGGCCCTGAAGGCCGAGCTCAGCAGGCGCTTCGTTGATGTCGAGGTGTCGCCTGCCAAGCTGACACCTGCAGAAGAAGATCTCAATCTCAGGTTGAATCCGCCCTATCTAGATCTCTCCTTCAAGACGAAGTATCCGCAGGCGTGGATCGACCATGACAAGCAGCGGTACAACATCAACTGGAACTGAGATGAAGACCTTCAAGCAGTTCCTTGCCGAGATCGACCATGACGATGATGTCTACCACAAGGACGCCTC